CTGAAAGAAATTAACTCTAGTATTCAATCAAGTAAGCGCATTTCTATTCCAGTGCAAGCCGCATTAACTTCAACCGGTGTGGCTGAAGGTGTTGTTGAGCCTCAACGTTTACCTGGTATTGATGTTGCGCCAAAACAGCGTTTATTTATCCGTGATCTGATTGCGCCGGGCAAAACCACTTCACCGGCTATTTTCTGGGTTCAGCAGACGGGCTTTACGAATAAAGCTTCTGTGGTACCAGAAAATACCGCTAAGCCTTACAGCGATATTGAGTTTGCAACCAAAATCACTCCTGTAACCACTATTGCTCATATGTTCAAGGCCTCTAAACAAATCTTAGATGACTTTGCACAACTGCAGTCTTTAGTCGATGCTGAAATGCGTTATGGTTTGAAGTTTGTTGAAGAGCAAGAAATCTTGTTTGGTGACGGCTCTGGTGCTCACTTACATGGCATCATTCCTCAAGCCTCTAAATATAAACCTGAATTTAGCGTCGAAAAGCAAAGTGGCATTGATGATTTACGCCTTGCGATGCTACAAGCGCAATTAGCTCGACTGCCTGCCACAGGGCATGTTTTGCATTTTATCGATTGGGCGAAAATTGAATTAACCAAAGACTCATTAGGGCGTTACATTCTTGCCAACCCATCTGCATTAATTGGCCCAACTTTATGGGGTCTACCTGTTGTTGCTACTGAATCAACGGCCTTTAAAGGCAAATTCTTAACAGGGGCATTTAACGCGGGTGCGCAGTTATTCGATCGTGAAGAAACCAATGTGGTGATTTCTACGGAAAACACTGACGATTTTGAGAAAAACATGATCTCAATTCGTTGCGAGGAGCGTTTGGCGTTAGCAGTAAAACGTCCGGAAGCCTTTGTTTACGGTGATTTCACCGTGCCTACATCAGGGGAATAATCGATAGAGCGGTCTTCATGACCGCTTTTTCTTTGGGGGCAACATGAATCTAATTATATTACGAGCCATTTATTTTGGTGGTGTCGTTGTTACTGAGGGGAAAGAGATTGAAACCTTAGAACAACATGGTCGTGAGTTAATTCAAAAAGGGTATGCAAAAGAAAAGGAAGTTGTACATCCTGCTATTGAGCCTGAGCCTGAGCCTGAGCCTGAGCCTGAGCCTGAGCCTGAGCCTAAAAAAAACACCAAGGCTAAAAAGGAGGAATAATGCTTTCTCTGGAATTAGTAAAACAACATTGCAATATTGATCCTGATTTTACGGATGATGATAAATTGCTCGCTCTTTACACCAAATCTGCAGTGAAGTTTGTCGAGAACTACACTCGCAGGACGCTTTATGAAAAGGAAGTATCGGAAGGATACCAAGAAGATGCCGATCATCTATTACTGACAGATGATGTTTCAGCAGCCATGTTACTACTGATTGGGCAGTGGTATGACAATCGAGAAGGTGTGATTACGGTAAGCTCGTTTTCAACTCAACCATTTGCAGTGGAAGCGTTATTGCAGCCTTATCGAATTTACGGTGTGTAGGAGGTTGTATGCAAGCTGGTCGCCTAAGGCACAAGGTTAAATTTCAGCGTAACGCACCCATTAAATTACCTTCAGGGCAACTTAAAAAAGAGTGGGTTGATATCGCTTCAGTGCGGTGCGAAGTAAAACATCTTTCTGGTCGTGAACTGATATCCGCTAATGCTGAAATGTCAGAGGTTACTGTTAGAGTGTGGATGCGTTATCGACCCGACATTAACAGTACCTGCAGAATGGTTTGGTGTGAGCAAATTTATGACATTCAGTCAGTCATCCCTGATGAGAAATTGACTCGATTAGAATTGCTATGCAAACAAGGAGTTAAACAATCATGAATTTGGATTTCTCCGATCTACTCGACTTATCAAGAGAGTTAGATGTTTTAAGTCGAGCTGAAAGTCATCAAGCGATGCGAAAAGCAACCAATGCGGCCGCAACGTTATTACGTGATGAAATCAGAACGTCCGCACCACGAAAGACGGGAAAATTAGCACGAAATATAGTGACCCGTAATCACAGAATGCGCAATAAAGGTGAGGTTTCTTCGGGCGTTTATGTTCGAGGGAGTAACGCTTCAGGCACAAACAGTGATACATCCATGAAAAGTGATCATCCTAACAATGCCTTTTATTGGCGCTTTCTTGAAGAGGGCACTTCTAAAATGGCGCCGAGGCCTTTTGTTCGTCCTACTTTTGATCGTGAATCGGATAAGGCAGCCAATTTAGCCATTAGCGAATTAAATAGAGCGATTGATGAGGCGCTAGGAAAATGACAGAGGCTGATATCTACGCAATTTTATCACCCGTATTACCTGATAAAGTTTTTCCGTGTGTTGTTCCACAATCAAGCCCTGCAATAACAGCGCCTTGGTGTGTCTTCTCTTTGTACGATATCAAAGGCGATGTACTGAAGGGGCAAGCCGAAACGATGACGAATATTCAGGTTGATGTTTATGCCGATACGATTGATGAGGCGAGAACGCTTCGCTTGTTATTTGCTAATGCCTTAACAAAATTAAGTCCTGTTGAAATTTCAGAGAAACAAGACTACGAGCCAGATACAGGATTGTTTAGAGCAACATTTGAGTGCCAATTTTGGCAATAGCATCGCCTTATTATTCACACTAAAGCCACCTTCGGGTGGTTTTTTTATGCCAATAGGAAATGATCATGTCTAGTAAATATGAAAAAACACAAGGCACTAAAATCAGTGTCTCGAAATTACCCGCAACAGAAGTTAACCCAGCTGATGCGGTATTTTTAGGAATTTCTTGTTCAACAAAAGAAATCAGTTATACCGGTGGGCAGAAATCAGATATTGATGTCACCACGCTCTGCTCTGAGGAGCAAGAAGTTACCAATGGATTATCCGCACCTGCAGAATTCACCATTAATGGTAATTTCACCGATGATGAAGGACAAGAAACATTACGTACCGCGTATGAAAATGATGAAGTTCATGCCTTTAAAGTGGAGTTCCCTTCGGGGATTGGCTATGCCTTTTTAGCCGAGGTACGTCAAAACAGTTGGAGTGTTTCTACTTCGGGTGTGGTTTCAGCTTCATTTACCCTACGTTTAAAAGGTAAATCTAAGCCGATTAAAAACGGGACTGTTAATTTAAATAAAGGTAGCGAATAACCATGAAAAAACCGTCATTAAAATCACTGGCTTTAAGTGAAAAGAACGCTTTTCGCACAAAGAAAGTGAATGTTGCTGAATGGGAAAATGCGGTTGTTATGCTTCGTGAACCGTCATCACCTGCATGGATGAAGTGGCGTGAAATTATTCATCATGATAATGCTGAAGATGAACATTCGTTATCTGACATTGAAATTGCACAACGTAATTTACGTGCCGATGTTGTGATGTTTATTGATGTGTTGCGTGATGAAAACGGGGAGGTCGTTTTTGATGAATCAGACATCAACGATGTGATGGCTATTTATGGCCCTGTACATTCTCGTTTATTAAAACAAGCGCTCGATTTAACTATTTCGGTCGATGATGCAGAAAAAAAGTAGCCCAGCCTGATACTTTCTTTTTAATGACACTGGCGCTCCGCATGGGGCGCACTCTTGATGAACTCACTCGCCAAATGAGCTTGAGTGAACTTCGGATGTGGATGGCTTTTGATCGCATTAATCCCATCGGTGATATTCGTAGTGATATTCAAACAGCACATCTCGTTTCTTCTATTTATCACTCTCAAGGCGGTAAATGCACGCTTTCTGATGTGCTTTTACGGTGGGACCCCAAAGCAACCCAAGAAAGTGATGATAGTTCTAATGGGTTAGAGAATTTCTTTCAGTCTATTTCAGAAAATTAATTATTTTTGCGAGGATAAAATGGCAAAACTGCGTGAACTGATTATTAAAATTTCTGCTAATTCTTCCTCGTTTCAATCTGAAATAGCGCGGGCTTCGCGTATGGGAGAAAACTATTATCGGATCATTGAGCAAGGCGGGCGACGCGCCAGTGGTGCATCTCGTGAAATGCAACGCGCTATCCATGATCTAAATGGTGAATTATCGTCCATTAAAAATACCGTGTCAGGCGTTGCGGGTGCATTTGCAGGGGCTTTTGCAACACAGCAACTTATCAATTATGCAGACATATGGAGTCAACTCAGTGGTCGATTAAAATTAGCGTCTACGTCGATGGAAGATTTTAAACAAGCACAGCAAGAGTTAATGACGCTGAGCCAACGAACAGGCACATCCATTGCAGCGAATACGAATCTATACAGCCGTGTTGCACAATCCATGCGTGATGCGGGTTATGCCTCAAGTGATGTTGCGAAAGTAACCGAAACCATTGCAACTTCATTAAAACTCTCTGGCGCCAGCGCTGAAGAAACCAGTTCTGTTATTACACAGCTAAGTCAAGCATTAGGCTCGGGTGTTCTTCGCGGTGAAGAATTTAATGCCGTTATGGAAAATGGTGGGCGATTAGCAAAAATGCTGGCTGATGGTATGGGGACGACGATTGGTGGCCTGCGTGAAATGTCGCAAAGTGGACTACTCACGATGGATAAAATTGTTCCTATCCTGACAAATACGCAACAGTTACGAGCCGAATTTGAGCAATTACCAGCCACGGTAAGTGGGTCTGCACAGAAGATTGAAAATGCGTTCATGGCATGGATTGGCAATGTTAATGAAACATCAGGTGCTACTCGCACACTATCAACCGCAATGGAGGGGATTGCGAACAATATTGATGGTATAGCCTCTGTTTCTGGTGTGTTAATTGGTCTAGGTCTGGCGCGTTATTTTGGCGGGCTGACAACGAGTGTGGCGAATGCAACCATTGGGGTTGCGCGTGCAACAAAAAGTGAAATAGCACATGCTCAAGCTCAATTGCAAGGTATCAAAATATCAACGGCTAGAGCAAGGGCGGCAGTCTATCGTGCTCAACAGGCAAGGTTAGCAGCACAAAGTGTTGAGCAACAAGCATTGGCTGAACGTCGCTTAGCTTCCGCACAAGGAACATTAAACCGGAATATTTCAGCTAGACGCACAGCACAAGAAAACCTTAATAGAGTAACTTCGGTTGGAACACGTCTTCTTGGTGGTGCAATGGGGTTAATTGGTGGGGTTCCTGGTCTCGTAATGGCGGGCGCGACTGCTTGGTATATTATGCATCAGCGCCAGCAAGATGCGAGAAGATCTGCCCTTGAGTATGCTAATACGTTAGATACTCTCAAAGAACGTATGCCCAACATGACTCTATCGCAGTCGCATGATGAGTCAAAAAATATAAAGAAAACGCTTGAAGTTCAAATTGAGGAATACGAAAAGCAACTTGCTAAAATCAAAAACATGGAGCGTGGCATAGTAAGTGCTCAACGTGAAGTGGAGAATTTGCCTGAAGGTGTAGCAAGAGAAAGATTACAATGGCGTATAAAGGAAACTGTATCTGCATTAGCCGCTGAAACTCAGCGGTTGTATCAAATGGAACAAGAGAAAGAAAAAACGACAAGCGCATTAAATGCGGTAGACAGCCAGCGAAATTTTCTTATACGTCAACAGGACTTAGAGCAAAATAAAACCCATCAATCACTGCTATTAATGAATGCCGAGCAAACCAAATTCAATCAAATTATGAATATTGGTAATAATGTTTTAGCGACTCGACAGGCATTAGTTAATATTCCAATGCGCATTCCCAATGCAACATTGACTGATAAACAGCAGGCGTTAATAGATAATTCAGAGAGAAATAAGACTCTATCTTCATTATCGGGTGAGGACAAAATAGTCAAACAAGCTGAGTTTTCTGCTGATGATGTTGGGTTATTAAATACACCAGAATTTGCTGATGCTAGAAGAAAATATATTGAAAATCAGGTAGACGCATACAGGAGTCAGCAAAAGCTAAATGAATCTCTTAAAACGGGGAGGGCAACACAAAGCGCCTACGAAAAGGCGCAAAAAGAAGCTGAAAGAACCGCAGAACAATATGAGCGGAAGATTGCAGATTTAAGTGTAGCAACAGAGGTTCAGAAGGTTAGGGCTTCACAAGGCGAAAAAGCCGCTTCTCTTTATGCAGCATCACATGAAAATGGGGCTAAATGGACTGATAAGCAAAGAGAAGCGATTGAACGTTCATCTGTCGCTCTCGCAGAATGGACGCAAAAAGCTGATGATGCCGTGAAAAAGCATCGTGATATGGAAGAGGCTCGTAAAAAACTGCAAGAAGCCGCAGTCAAATTTAACGATGAAGCTACGTTAGCGACTCAAACCAATAGCATGAGTTCAAGAGAAAAAAGCTACTTTGAAGAAAGCCAGCAAATAGACCGTATCTACAATGAATCTGCGAAGAAAACAGAAGATATTGAAGCCAGATCTAAAGCATTAGATGCATTAGATCTTAAGTATCGAAATATAGCGCTCGCTGAATCTGACTGGACCGCAGGTATAACGCGAGGAATGAAAGATTGGGTTCAAGAAAGCGGTAACTACGCTACTCAAACAGCTTCTGTTGTTCAAAATGCAATGGGAGGAATGGTTGATACTATTAGCGATAAATTAAATGGTAATAAAGCCAGCTGGAAAGATTGGTCTGTTAGCGTGTTGAAATCTATTCAGAATGTACTCATTAATGCGGCAATAGTGAATAGCCTGAATACAATGGCCGGTGCTGGTGGTTGGATGGGCGCTGTTGGTGGATTTTTAGGTGGTGTTGCTCATGCTAAAGGTGGGGTACATAGTTCAGAAAGTCTAGGTTCTTATAGTAATCAGATCGTTAGCTCACCCACTTATTTTGCCTTTGCTAAGGGGGGCGCGCCTAATCTCGGACTCATGGGTGAGGCAGGGAGTGAGGCTATAATGCCATTAACTCGAACTGCAGATGGCAACTTAGGGGTTAGAGTTGTTGGTGGTAATAATCAGGGCGCTCCTTCAGCACCTCAGGTTTACATTACCATTGATGGTAACGGTAATTCAGAAACTCAATCAACGAATGGATTCGAGCAGTTTGGTGCGGAGATTGGCCGATTTGTTGATAGTCGTTACCGAGAGTTAATGTCTAAAGATATTAGGCCGGGTGGTTTAATTTGGAATGCAACTCGAGGAGGCCGTTAAAAATGGAAACATTCACTTGGTGTCCACGTATAAACCCGACTGAAGATGTCTCTTACAACACAAGGAAAGTCAAGTTTGGGGATGGTTATGAACAAGTTTCTGGCAATGGTTTAAATTCACGTAGTCAGAAATGGGCAATGGAGTTTGTGGGTGATGATAATTACATTTCAGCTATCCGTCACTTTATTGATAAACACGCAGGAATAAAGTCATTTTTCTGGAAACCGCCTCTTGAGCCACTTGGATTGTATCGTTGTGATGAACACAAACTCATTCCGAACGGTGCAGGAAATTACACCCTTTCTTTGGTTTTTATTCAGGCATTTAAATCATGATCACAGCCGATTATCAAAAATTAGAGCCGGGCAATACTGTCCGGCTTTTTGAAGTTGATGGTACAGAATTTGGTGTTCCTAATATTCTGAGATTCCATGCATACAATATTCCTATCACGGAAGAGGAAATGCAAAAGGCTAAAGGAGAAATAGAGGCTAAGTCCATTTGGTGGCAAGGGAATGAATATGGGGCATGGCCAGTTCAAATAGAAGGGTTAGAGTCCTCTACAACGGGATCTAGCGCTAATCCTAAACTATCAGTGGCTAATTTAGATAGCTCAATAACCGCATTATGTCTGCATTATGATGATATGTTGAAAGCAAAAGTGATTATTCACGATACACTTTCTCATTATCTCGATGCAGAAAATTTTAGTGATGGGAATGCTTCTGCAGATCCTACCCAAGAGCGAGTATCTGTCTTTTATATTGATAGTAAAAGTGCAGAAACAAATGAATTTGTTGAATTTACACTGGCGAGTCCAATGGATTTACAAGGTGTGATGATACCCACTCGGCAACTACATTCAATGTGTACATGGTGTTTACGAGGGCAATATAAATCGGGAGATGGGTGTGATTATGCAGGGCAAAATGGTTATTTTGATAAACAGGGTAATCCTGTTGACGATCCATCACTAGATAAGTGCAGTGGTTTATTGAAAACGGGGTGTGTGCCTCGATTCGGTAAGAATAATCCTCTTCCTTTTGGTGGTTTTGTCGGAACCTCATTGTTACGGAAATAATAATGATGCAAAAGAAAATACGAGAGGCGATATTTTCTCATGCAAAAAAGGAATATCCCAAAGAAGCATGTGGCGTTATCGTACAAAAATACAGAGTAAAGACGTATTTACCTTGTGTAAATGTAGCTACAACACCTCAAGAGCACTTCGTTATTTCTCCCCAAGAATATGCATTATGTGAAGACCAAGGCGTCGTTATTGGTATTGTTCATAGTCATCCAGATGCTACGACTCAGCCTTCTGAGTTAGATCAGGCTCAATGTGATGCACTGGGTATCCCTTGGTATATTGTCAGTTACCCTGAAGGGGATTTTCGTGAAATTCTTCCTCGAGGCGAACTTCCTCTTATTGGCCGTCCATTTGTGCTTGGTTTTACGGATTGTTGGGGGCTAATAATGAGTTATTTTAAGCAAACACATAATATTGTATTACCTGATTATCGTGTTGATTATCCATGGTGGGAGCGAGGTGAAGATCGCTATATGGATAATTGGCAAGAAGCGGGATTTGTGAAAGTAGAAGGTGAACCACAAGCAGGCGATATGGTTGTTATGCAGGTTCAATCTAATGTTGCAAATCATGCCGGTATTATTCTGGATGATGGTATGTTGTTGCATCACCTTTATGGGAGATTAAGCCAACGAGTTCCTTATGGTGGTTATTGGCGAGATAGAACGGTTATTATTTTAAGAATTAATAAAAGTCTACATGAAGAGGGTTTATCGTGAAAAATCTATTATCATTTTTAATTATGACATTATTGGCACTACCTAGTTTTGTGTATGCACAAAAACAATCTGATGATAAAAAAATTGACTATCGTCCATTAACTCAAGAAGAAGAAATAACAATCAAAGCATGGGTATCCAATGGGTTAAAAGATGGGGAAAGCGCGAAATTCAAATTAAGCGAAAGAGTCATCTCTATTAATAATGAGCCTGAATATATATATTGCGGGTTAGTTAACGCAAAAAATTCTTATGGAGCATATTCTGGTTGGGTTGTTTTTAAAAGTTTTGTAACTAAAAATGCTTACAATAAATTAATTGCACTTACGGACGTAGGGCAAAAAATGGGCGTAGATCCAGCTATGCAAATAGGTGATGGTAAATTTTATGAACAGGTATTATTTGACACCTGTACATCTAAAGGATATTTCAAAGGAAACTATTTAAACGAAGATTTAATAGGAAGAAAGTAAGGAAGATATAACCTTATATTTCTTATGCCTACCCGCCAAGTGCGGGTTTTTTTATGGAGTTTTTATGCAAGAAGAAAAAATGGTAACAATAGAGTTAAGCGGAATATTAGGAAAAACATTTGGTAAAACTCATCAGCGCATAATTACGACAACATCAGAAGCAATCAGAGCACTTTGCTGTACCTTAAATGGGTTTGAACAGTATTTAAATACCAGTAAATCACGAGGATTAACATACGCCGTATTTAAAGGGAAAAAGAATATTGGTGTTGATGATCTTAATTTTCCAATATCAGAAGAAATTATTCGTATCGTTCCCATTGTGATGGGGAGCAAAAGAGGTGGTGTTTTTCAGACTATTTTTGGTGCCGTCCTTGTTGCTGCAGCTATATGGCTACCTTGGGGATCAGCATTATGGGCCAGTAACCTTTTATTTGCTGTTGGCGCATCAGTAGCTATCGGCGGTGTTATTCAAATGCTTTCACCTCAACCGAAAGGTCTTGCAATGCAAGATCAGGGTGAAAACAAACCTTCGTATGCATTTGGCTCTCCTACTAATACTGTTTCTCAAGGTTACCCTGTGCCAGTGCTTTATGGCGAAAGAACTATTGGTGGTGCCATCATTTCCGCAGGTATTTATGTAGAAGATCAGCAATAAGTCTATTTGGAATAATCTAATGAGAAAAACAATTCACGGTCAAAAAGGGGGCGGTGGTAGTCCTCGTGTGCCTGTTGAGCAACCTGATGATTTGCAATCTATTGCTAAAGCAAAGTTACTCATTGCCTTGGGTGAGGGAGAATTTGCCGGAGAGTTAACAGCACAAAATATCTTTCTTGATGGCACACCGTTAGAAGACACTGAAGGAAATGCAAATTTTAGTGGTGTAACGTGGGATTTTAGATCAGGCACACAAGCACAGACTTACATTCAAGGATTACCTAGCGCTGAAAATGAAATCAATGTTGGCTCAACGATTTCGAGTAAAACACCATGGGTTCACACATTTACCAATTCACAATTATCGGCTATTCGGATTCGTCTAAAGTGGCCCTCATTATTCAAGCAAGAAGATAATGGGGATCTGGTGGGTAATGAAGTTAAATACGCCATTGATTTACAAACCGACGGTGGTAGTTGGAAAACTATTATTGACAGTGCCGTGAAAGGAAAAACGACTTCGGGTTATGAGCGCGCGCATCGAATTGATTTACCTGAGTCGAAAACATCATGGTCACTACGTGTTAGAAAGGTATCTAATGATGCTAATAGCAGTAAAATCGGTGATACGGTTGTTTTGCAAAGTTACACTGAAGTCATTGATGCTAAATTCACCTATCCTCATACAGCGTTACTTTATATTGAATTCGACTCTAAACAATTCAACGGCTCTATTCCGCAAATAACGTGCAAACCGAAAGGGCGCATAATCAGAATACCCTCAAATTACAATCCTATTGATCGCACCTACACGGGCGTGTGGGATGGTTCCTTTAAATGGGCATGGACCAATAATCCTGCATGGGTTTTCTACGACATTGTTATCTCCGATAGATTTGGTCTTGGACAACGAATAAATCAACAACAGATAGATAAATGGGAGTTATACCGTATAGCGCAGTATTGTGATCAATTGGTACCCGATGGAAAAGGTGGTGATGGTACCGAACCTCGTTATGTCTGTGATGTTTATGTGCAAGATAGAAATGAAGCGTATAACGTGCTACGTGATTTTGCAGCCATCTTTCGAGGGATGACCTATTGGGGTGGCGGTCAAATTGTAACATTAGCGGATATGCCTCGTGATATCGATTATAGCTATACCCGAGCTAATGTGATTGATGGAAAATTTATTTATTCAAGCAGTAGCAGTAAAGAAAAGTATTCCACTGCATTGGTTTCGTATTCAGATCCGCAAAATGGATATGCTGATGCAATGGAGCCAGTGTTTGAACCTGATTTAGTTTCTCGGTTTGGGTTTAATCAATTGGAGGTTACGGCAATTGGTTGCACCCGACAAAGTGAAGCCAACAGAAAAGGGCGCTGGGGAATACTGACAAACAATAAAGACAGAATGGTGACATTCTCTGTCGGGTTAGATGGGAACATTCCGCAACCCGGTTACATTATCGCTGTTGCTGATGAACTGTTGTCAGGAAAAGTCACTGGTGGTCGAGTGAGTGCCATCGATGGCAGAAATATCACGTTAGACCGTGTTTCAAGTGCTGTGAGTGGTGATCGATTAATTCTCAATCTTCCTTCAGGGCAATCGCAAGCAAGAACGATACAAGCAGTATCGGGAAAAGTGATCACTGTTACAACGGAATACAGTGAGACACCAGAGACAGAATGTGTGTGGGTTGTTGAATCAGAAGAACTGTATGCGCAACAATATCGCGTTGTTAGTGTTACAGAAAATGAATCTAATCAATTTACTATTACCGCCATTCAGCATGATCCCAATAAATATGAACATGTTGATTCTGGTGCGTTGATTGATGAAAGGCCTATTAGCGTTATTCCTCCTAATAATCAGCAAGCTCCGAAAAACATTATCATTGATTCTTATTCAATGGTCAGTCAAGGCGTTAGCTTTGAAACAATGCGAGCACAGTGGCCACAAGTTGAAAACGCAATCTCTTATGAAGCGCAATGGCGTAGAAACGAAGGTAATTGGGTCAATATGCCTCGCAGTTCCATTAACTCTATTGAAGTTCCTAATGTTTATTCTGGTCGATATTTAGTCCGCGTTCGAGCCATTAATGCCTCTGAGATCTCAAGCGGGTGGGGATATTCTGAAGAAAAAACGTTAACCGGAAAAATGGGTAACCCACCAAAACCGGTTAACTTTAGAGTGTCACCATTAGTCTTTGGTATTAAGTTAGACTGGGAATTTGGTGAGAACACCAGTGATACGTTAAAAACTGAAATCCAGTACAGCAAAACCAATGATGGCGAAGGTCTGATGCTGCTATCTGATGTTCCATATCCATCTAAAACGTATGAAATGGCAGGTTTGTCAGCAAGTGTGGCATTTTATTTTAGAGCAAGGCTGGTGGATAAAACAGGCAATCAATCTGAGTGGACTGAGTTTATTCGCGGGGAATCGGAGTTTGATGTAGGAACGATATTGCCAGAGCTTGATGGGCATTTCATGTCATTTGAAGCCGGTCAGCAACTTGATAAACGCTTGGATTGGAATGCTGAGACAGCGCTTATTCTTAGTAACGCTGACTCTCAACTATCACGTAGTTTGTTAGTGAAGCACGGTCAGTCACAAGCTGGAATCAAAGAGCTATGGCAAGTTCGTGCAACGGATAATGAAGCATGGGCGCAAGAAGTTAAAGAAATTTACTCTGCGGTTGGTGATAACACGTCTGCAATTAAAGAGACTCAAACGTCAATTACTGAGCTAAATAAGGCTTTCGGTCAAACAACTACGGAGATCCGCACAGAGTTAAAAACAACTAACCAAAATTTAGCTAACACAGATAAAGAAGTCGGTCGCATTCGTGCTGATGTTATGACGAATAAAGAGGCAATATCTGAAACAAATAAAGCTATGGCTAAATCAGAGGCGCAAGTGCAAGCTCAATTTGGCAAACAGCAGGGCATGATTAACCAAAAAATGCAGGCTGAATTTAGCCAATCAGGCGATGGTGTTGTCACTCATTCCATCAATATCACGATTGTTCATAACGGCACTAAATACAATGCAGCAGGTCAGGTCATTAGTGCTCAGGTTAAGAATGGAAAACTGGAATCATTCTTTGGTTACAACGCAAATAACTTTGCTTGGTATAACCCTGCAAATGGCAAGATGGAATTATTCATGTATGCCAAGAATGGGCAATTGTTTATGCGTGAGGCCTTTATTAACGAGGCATGGCTTAATTCCGTTGTTGTTACCGAATATATTAAATCTGGTGATTATGTACCCGGTAAGGATGGTTTTTTGATTGACGGTAAAACTAGCAATATTGAAATGAATAAAGGAACGTTCCGGGGTGAATTAGATATAGGGACAAATAAAACGGGTGCGCATACTGTTATCACCAATGAACGGATTGCGGTTTACGGTGCTCAAGGAGAAATTAGGATTGAAATAGGAAAAATAGAAGGGAGATAACCATGTATGGTGTTTATGTTAAACCAGATATAGGCAACGAATATTATTTAGATGCTGATGATAATCAGGTTATGGGGTATTTAGGTTCAGCAAAAATAGGGTGGTACAATAACCATTTCTACCCAATAAATGAAGGGTGGAATACAATGAAGCACAATATTCCTGAATATGAAAAGTACAATATTATTATTATCCCACGAGTAGTATCTCGGACATACAAAATACCAGGCTCCTATTATTGGTTCTCATCAAATGTAACAGCGTATAATATATCCGGTGATAATTTTAATTTTTATGTTGATGAAAGGCCAGCCGGATCGCGAGTAGATTCAGAAGATGACGAAAGAGACCCAGAATTCATGTTTGATTTTTATGGTTACCCAAAATCAAATAGTGAATCATACGGAATACGTCTACATGGAATGAATGGTATTAGTGAATTAACGCCCTCAATGCGAGGGTATTGTGTATTTGCTGACATCGTACAAATAAATGCAGGTAAAAATAATGGCTGGAGAATGCCATCAAATATTACTGATGAAATGAATCCCATTATTTTCGTGCGACCGAAAAATTCAGGTACTGTCTTCTCATATAATAAAGCAAGGGGTCTAGTTGTTAGTAGTTCATGTGAAATGTATGTCGTTATATTTTGCACTAACTTTACTTTAACTCCTCCAAAATATGGCATTGTGATTTATAACGATAAAAAAGAAATTACATTTTCATCTAACTACAAACCCATGAAGCTCGGAGAGACAACGCGATTTAGTAATCGAAATGGAGCTTCGTTTTCTAAACTCAAAAAACCAATGATTATTCCAGATGCACAATTCGTTAACTGGAGAATACAGGGAAGTAATAGAGATGATGTTATCTATATGCGAACAGGATTTGGTTTTAGAAATGACGGGAATAATGTCTATTGGGATGACATATACAGTATCAGATCCGAGTACGGTGGGCCATGGGGAGCTAATGGCGGTAATGCGTTTAAAATAGAATTTGATATATACGGCATAGAACTCAGCGACTACTTCAATATTTAATTAACTCTTCGTTTATACATCTAGGAAAACATATCCATGATATACACAACAGGCACTGTTAACACAGTGTCAGGGTCTGCTATTGTCCGCGGAACTGGCACTAAATTTAAAAATAATAATCCAGCTATTAATATCGGGATGACTATTTTAATTAAATCGGGAACAACAAATATTCCCTACATGATTAAATCCGTTAATTCCGACACTGAATTAGTATTAGCACAACCCGCATTAGCCACAGCAACGAATACAACATTCTCAATTCATATTACTGAGCCAGATAATAATAGTGATGCAGCAAGAACAATGGTCGCTATTAATAGTTATGTTGAGTATTTCCTTGATGCAATGAACACATGGATGACTCAAACGGGCCAGACAAAAATTGAGATGCCAAATGGTGAGATTGTTACGCTAGATAGTATTAATAAGATGCAGGGGGATATTAGTGGAAAGTTGGATAAAATAGGCGGTGTGATTACCGGCAATTTAACAACATCAGCTAATTTATCACTAGCTAACGCTGGTGCTGATAAGGCTGTGCTGAAGCGAAATAAAGACCAGGCGGCATGGCTAGCATTTTTATCGGATAGTGGGGTTATTCGTTGGCGAGCAGGAATGAGTACAGAAGGGGATAATGATAAGTTTAAGATAGCAGGTTGGTCTAGTGGCGGTGGAACCTATGTTAATGCGCTGGATATCAGCTATGGCGGTTCTATTGTTTTAACTGAATCATCTTGCTTAATAAATGGTAAGCCAGCGATGAGAAGCGGCGATTTTGGTTGGGGAGGTTCTGAGACACCATCAACAAACATTTCAGAAGCTGAGCTTCGTGCTGTATTAATGAATAGAAATACAGTTACGCAAATTATCAGAAATGAGCAAACAACAAAGTATGGACTCGGTGGCTCACCAATTGCTTATTTTAAATCAAAGGACACTTATCAGGCTTTAGTGTCCTCTTGGAATGGTGGTTCGTGCCGAGTTGTTGCGGGTAATGCTACATCTGAATATGTTCATAATTTATGGACTGACAGAAATACAACGGTAGACAGTAACGGTTTTATTAAACGCGCATCCCCTATTATCGACATCAATTCCGATGGCTCATTCACCACTAACGACGAATCCGAAGGCGCTACGGTTACTCGAGTAGCTAAAGGTGAATATCTCATTGAAGGCGTACTGGGCTTTAACTCAGATGCAGGATGGGGAGGCGTCGATGGCGGTATTGAAATTCCACTCGATGTTAATAAACAGCCGTTGATATGGGTTAACTCTAAAGTTAACAAAGATGGCTCTATTCTCGTTAAAACGTATCACCGAACTCACCCTAATGCACCTGAGTTTGCCAATAATAAAATTGATGGTTTCAATGATGGCGACCCAATTGATATCCCTGATGGTCGTTTTATTTCCGTACGTGTACAGATGCCAGAAGGCTCAATCTATAACGTGAGAATGCATGAGATGGAAGAAGCGCAGAAAGCGGAAGAAGAGCGTAGACAAAAAGAAGAGGAAGAAAATCAGGACACCAATAAGACACCAGAAATTGATAACTGATTGATTATATAACTCGGTCGGTTCCATCGAGCATCGGCGCAACAGAGAAGCGGTTCAAATTATATTTTTTTGAATTGCTATTAATATCATGATTTTCTGTTGATTTATTGAGTTCTATATTTTCTGACATGTTGTAATTCTTTCGTCTATTTAGGCGTTGATTATCTCTAATTTATAAAGGAGATAAAATGAGCGCGCATTATAGCATAGAGGATAGCTTACACATGCAGGATCTGATGCTAGGATGTATTTATAAAGCTGAAGATAAGTGATCATAAACGATAAAATAGGAAAACATAATGCCAACAGAAAAAAGAGTATTACCTTATTTCAAATATCATCCAGACCCGATAAAGACAGAGGCTTTTATTACAGGTGATATCGTTGTATGTGATTGTTGTGGAAAGGAAACTGATATCTATTATGGTAGCCCTTTCTATTCAGTAGAAGATATTGATGCATTATGCCCTTGGTGTATTGCTGATGGTTCGGCAAGTGAAAAATTTGATGGTAACTTTCAAGATATTGAAAGCATTGAAGGCAAAGAAGTTCTCTATGACGAAGAAGGGAAGTATTGTGGTTCGATTTTACCTCCTATAGATAAAAACAAACTCGATGAATTAACAAAACGGACGCCTGGTTATCATGGCTGGCAACAAGAGCATTGGCTAATACATTGCGATGAACCTTGTGCCTTTATTGATTATGTAGAATGGGGCGATATCAAAGATAAATTAGAACAATTTGCTTCTTTAGAACAAGATATTCAAGACGTTGGTTTTGAACTTTCTGATTTATCAGAGCGTTTATGGGATGATGGTGGATGCCAAGGTTATTTATTTAAATGTTGCTGCTGTGGAAAACTACGCCTACATATTGATTTTAGTTAA